TGATAAAGATCAGAATTACAACTTGACGGTGTACATGCCTCTAGGCGTTCTTAGTTTCTTGCTCACAGACGAGGAACTAATTGAACTAAGAGATTCTACCCATGACAGATTCTGGAATGGCATTATTGGTTGGTTCAACTACAGAGTTGAATTTACCAAGACTCATGGATATGGTCGGGATATTTTAGAAAAAGAATCAAAGGAATCTGGAATCCCCATTGCATTTTTATTTGGAGTTAATGATGCTTGATGATTATAATTTTGAAAAATTAAAAATGACAAATGATGAAGTTTTATCTTTAGATAAAGAAGAGTCTTTAACTAGATTAAATTCTTTGATAGAAGAGTCTACTAAAATTTACGAATTTGGAATTAACAAATTTATCATTGATGAAAAAAAAGAATTATCTAATACATGCATACTTTTTTCTGGCGGTAATGATTCAACAATTCTGTTACATTTATTTAAAGATTTAGCAAATTTTGCTATACACATAGATACTGGTATTGGAATTCCTCAAACTTATGATTATGTTAAAAATGCTTGTGAATGTTTTAATATTACATTGAAAACATATAAATCTGATGAAAAAGATAGTTATGAAAATATAATAAAAAAGAATGGGTTCCCTGGTCCTGTGCAGCATTTTTTAATATATCAAAGACTTAAAGAAAGAGCGTTAAGGAAAGCTGTAAAAGAAAATAATATACCTAAAAAACAAAGAATTGTTTTTTTAAGTGGAAAGAGAAGGGATGAGTCATTTAGAAGAAGAGCGTCTTCTGCTGTAACACATAATAGATCTGTTGTGTGGATTTCTCCAATTATAAACTGGACAAAAGAGGATATTAGTTTATATAGAAAAATTTTCCCTGAGATCCCTAGAAGCCCTGTTTCCGATATGATTCATATGTCTGGTGAATGCATGTGTGGTTCATTTGCTAAATTAGGCGAAAAAGAACAATTAGAATTTTTCTTTCCTGAATTTGTGATGTATATAAATAAATTAGAGAATGAAGTCGCAAAAAATAATGATATTCCTGACGAAAGAAAAAGATGGGGATGGGGTAGCGATAAACATTTGAGAAGAAAGCCTAATAAAAATATTGGTGATCTTTGCTCAACTTGTGAATATTCAAATACGGATATTGTTAAATAAATATTTTTATTATTACAAATATTAGCCAAGAAAGGAGGTATAATGTCAATAGAGATTGAAAAAGTAGAAGAATCAGATATTTTAATTTCTGATTTAGGTTCTATTAAACTTTATAAGGTTGTTGAAAATAAAGATGATTTATTGGAGAAAATTAGCGAGCAATCTAGCTGATGGTTATACGTATGCATCTGACAATATATCCTCAAGACTAAAAGACGTAAAAGTCGTTGGTCTTGAGGATATTTGTGTTTCTGATCATAATGTTAAAAGTATATCTGTTAATATGGACTCTGGTATACAGTTTATACCAGAACCTGATCGCTCTTCAATTTTAATAAATAACTGTTTGCCGTGTGATTACAGTTACAATGGTGATTACGTTATTGGTTTTACTTATTGGGAAACGACTGTGCTTCCACCTGAATGGGTGGTTGAAATGAATAAGTGTGATGAAATATGGACAACATCCGCCTGGGCTAAAAATTGTTTTATAAATAGTGGTGTCGTAGTGCCAGTGTTTGCTTTTAATCTTGGTGTTGATACTAATATTTTTTATCCAAATCACAAGAAAAAGAATAACGATTTTACTTTTCTGCATATCGGCAGCCCATCCACTAGAAAGAATACTCAACTTGTTGTAGACGCATTTTTAAAATTGTTTAAAAATGATGATAGATACAAATTAATTCTAAAAAGTAGGGGGACTCCTGATGCCAGATACATTATTAATGGCACTAATTCTTTAAATGAAAATGAACAAATTAAAGTAATAGAAGATTACTTAAGTGAAGAAGATTTGGCTGATTTAATAAACTCTGTTGATTGCTTTGTGTATCCGACGAGGGGTGAGGGTTGGGGCATGTCCCCTTTTCAATCTATTACTTGTGGTATTCCTACCATTTGCACTAATGAAACTGCCTGTACTGAATTTGCGCACCTCTCAGTGCCATTGAGCGCCCCTATGACATCTTCTGGTCAATTTGGTATTTATTGTAATGGTGAATGGGCTGACCCAGAAATTGATGATTTATGTGATAAAATGATGTATGTAGTTAATAACTATGACGAAGTGTTGAATAAGACTATGGATTCATCTATCTTTTTAAGAGATAATTATTCATGGGAATCTGTAGTTTCTGACTACAGAAAAAGGATTTTAAAGATACAGAATGTCTGAGATAGAAAAAGCTAATAAAGATATTATAACTGAATTGAAGGATATTGAAGATGCTGGTGTTTTACACATTAAGGGCTATTCATATAATGAAATTGGTTCACTACTTAGTGTTAGCACATCAAAAGCTAAAGAGTATGTTGAGCAATACAAGAATGTTCTACAAAGAAGAGCCGACTCTGATCCTTACTTTCTAGAAAAAATCCAGTTTAATACAATTAAGGCTCTACAAGAGTTTGACCAATTAAGTAAAGAAGCGTGGGAAACTGTTTCAATCGCAACTGATCATGGGATGGTTGCTGTAAGAATCCAGGCTTTGAAGTTGGCTGCCGATATTGCTGTCAAAAAAGCTAACTTACATAAGTTGATGACTGGGACAAACTCTACTGATAGTGATTACATTGCCCGGATGCAAAAAGCAGAAAGTGTTAATCAAATTCTATCAAAAATTTTAAGAGATGTTATCTCACAGTATCCAGATGTTGCAGAGCAAGTCAGAAGCGAGTTGTCTTTGGCTTTTGAAATAATGAATGGTGACGTTGCTGCCGCTTCAGATCCAGAAACTTATGTTGCTCCAGATATTGAGGATGCAGAAGTAATTGAATAATCCTATAGTTTGTATCGGGAATTGTTCTCCATAAAGGTTAAAAAACGAGGTTACGATTTGTATCCCGTATTATCGCTCATAAAGGTGTAAAAACTATGTCAGATTTTCTAGGAATGAATTTAGAATTCAAAGACTTTGATAGACTGCTAAGACAAGAAGAACTTAGCATGGAACCAGTATCAATTGAGGTATTTGTTCAAGATAAAAAATATCTTGGTCTTCCACCATTATCTCCTATTCAATTAGAAATTGTACGCCATTCTACACAAATTTTGAAGAAGCATACGCTGCAAAAATTGATGGGCGAAAAAGAAGGTGAAGAATGGTATACGAAGTATACAGATAATGAAGTTATTTGCATGTTAGGTAAAGGGTCGGGTAAAGACCATTGTGCAAGAATTTCTATTGCGTATACAGCATACATTCTTCATTGCCTAAGAGATCCACTTGGCTATTATGGTAAAGCAAATGGTGTTTATATTGACCTACTTAACCTAGCTGTTAACGCGCAACAAGCTCAAAGAGTTTTCTTTGAGCCTTTGAAGAACTTATTGTTGTCATCACCATTTTTTAATGAGGTAGGGTTTGAGCCTAGAGTTTCTGAAATCTTTTTCTTTTCTAGGCCTGTTAGATGTTTCTCAGGTCACTCTGAAAGTGAAGGTTGGGAAGGTTATGAAGTATTAAGTGTAATCCTTGACGAAATCTCAGCATTTAAAACTGATGCTGAATTGCGTGGAGAAACTAGATCTAAAGGATCTGCATCAGCAATTTATAACATGAGTAAGTTATCTGTTATGTCTAGATTCCCAGAAGTCGGTAAAGTAATTCTATTGTCATTCCCTAGATATAAAGGTGACTTTATTCAACAAAGATATTTTGGTGCTGAAAAAACAAAAGAACCAAAAACCTGGTTTATTAAAGCTGCAACATGGGAAGTTAATCCAACGATTAAGCGAAGCGATTTGGAATCAGAATTTATTAGAAATCCAATTGAAGCAAGAGCACGATTTGAATGTGAACCACCTAACATGGAAGACGCATACTTTAGAGATGCCGATCTAGTAAGAAAAGCATTTAATTATGGTGAAGACCCTATTGATGAAGAAGATGGCTCATTTAAACCTTGGTTTAATAGCACAGATGGCTATACAAGATTTATTCATATTGACTTAGGTTTGAAAAGAGACAGGGCTGCTCTTTGCATGGTGCATTCGGCTGGGTTTAAAGAAGTAAAAACATCTATTGGTACGGAACACTTACCAGTAGTTAATGTTGATTTAATTCATTCCTGGGAAGCATCAGTTGGAGCAGAAATTAATTTCTCGTCTGTTAGACAAATGATTGTTGATTTATGTAGAAAATTTAATGTAGGTTTAGTTACGTTCGACCGTTGGCAATCTGTTGAAATGATCCAATCACTAAGATCACAGAATATTAATGCAGATTTCCATTCAGTTAAGAAGTCTGATTATGACACTCTTATGACAACAATTTACGATACTAGATTACGTGGTTATTGGAATGAGCTTCTTGTTGAAGAAGAACTATTGAAGTTAAGACTATTTAATAACAATAAGATTGATCACCCCAATAGTGGTTCAAAAGACTTAGCAGACGCTTTAGCCGGGGCTACATTTAATTGTATGCAACATATGTCTTATGATGCCGAAATTGAAATAGAAATATTAACGCCCGATAAAATGTGGGATTATGATGAGGATCAGCCAGACGCGGGCACTGTGAAGATGTATAATAGAGATCTAGGTGAATTCGTTTCAGGGGACAATTCCTCTGCCATAGATTTTGCCTCTAACGAAAAATGGATAGAATCAATATGAGTAATGAATTAAATATAGATATGAATGAACTTATTAATGCCCTTAATTCACAAGTAGCTGCATATAATTTGGAATTAAATGTTGCTAAATTGTATATCGCAAAGCTTGAGAAAACTGTGAACGAATTGGCTGCAAGTGCTAGTAGTGCACAACCTCAAGTATCTAATACAAATAAGAGCAAGAATTAATCTTTTTTTTGAAACAAATAAGATTTTTAATTTTTCTGGCTCCTTGCTGAAAATCCTGTGTTATAGTCATATCTGTCAAGGGCGAGTAGCCCATACCAAATAGAAAAGAGATACAAATGTTTAATCTGTCAAAAGTTGATACATTCCCCGAACTTACTCGTTCTGGTCGTGTTAGCAATGAACTAAACCAAATCATTGATGCTTTGATTGCCTCAGCAGAAAACAATGATAAGTTTGCCCTTACTGGAATTACAGCAGGAAAAGCATACAATTCAATGCAACAGCGTATTCGTGCTCAGGCTAAGAAAATGAATTTCAAGGTTGTTATTCGTTTTGATGCAACTGAAGAGAAGTTGTATTTCAAGGCTTCAAAGACTGAAACTACTAATGTTGAAATTAATGCAGAAAAAGAAGTCAAGGCTTCCGACATAAAGTCTATTAAAAGCAATGCAACAAAAGTTTCAAGTAAGTAATTTCTAATTTAGAAACTAATATCAAAAAGCCCTACGGTTTAGACACCGTAGGGCTTTTTTTTTGCTATAATATTTCTATGCTTGAAACTGTACCACAAAATATTGAAATTACATCTGAACAAGTTGAATCTTGGCATCCATTGATTTGCCTTCCTTGTTACGATAGACAAGTCACTGAGCCTTTTCTTATGTCTACCATAAAGGCAGTAGTAGCTTTTAAAGAATACGGTATGAAGTTTGGAATTAGTACACTAAGTGATTCATTAATTTCTAGAGCAAGAAATCAACTTGTTGCTAAGTTTATGGCTAATAAGAACTTTACACATCTTCTTTTTATTGATGTTGATCTTGGATATGAATATGAAGATATTCTAAAGATGCTATGGCATGATAAAGAAATTGTAACAGGTGCTTATCCAATTAAAGAAATTCTTTGGGATAAAGTCATTAAGCTTGTAAAAGATGATTGTGAAAAAGAAAAAATTGCTGAAAAAAGCACAAGGTTTGTTATTAATGCTACAACTAAAGATAGCAATCAAGTAACAATGGATAATGGTGCTATTTCAATTCATGATGCTGGAACAGGATTCATGTTAATTAAAAGATCTGTCTTTGAAAAACTATTTGAAGCGTATCCTGAACTGAAGTATAAAGATGATACAGGGGCATTAGTTGGAGAAGAAAGAGATAATTCTTATGCTCTATTCAATAGCTATGTAGATGAAGATGGAAGATTCTTATCAGAAGATTACGGATTCGGTAGGTATTGGCAAAAGATTGGCGGCCAAGTTTGGGTTGATCCTTCTATTGAGTTAATGCATTTAGGTCGATATGAGTATAAGGGTAAGCTTATTGATTGGATAGTTGATAATGCTACTATTGAAGACAAAATTGACTAGGAAATCGGAAAAAATCTAAAGTGCGATATGTCGCCCGGAATATGTATTAAATTTCTATTAAAATTAGTATAAGGATTCTGTGGTGTTCATTTACCTAATTCTTTATATTTATAATAATTTATTACCTGACATATATACGCCTAACGTTAGAGCTTCCTAACGTTAGA